CGACATGACTGCCGATGCCGTTACGCAAATAGACCCGCTGATAGCGTGGGCGGGCAGCGCTGATTTGATTGCGTGGGAAAACACCAACGATATCAACGCCGGCGCCAGTCTTGCGACGTGCCAAAGCCGCTGGAGCGACTACTTTTCAGCTCGGCAGGCGGCTGGTTGGGGCAGCAACGGGACACGCCTTGTTGCCATGACCACAATTGCGCGAGGCCCGTTCTCGGCGGGGCAGGACACAATCCTTGCTGACTTCAACACATGGCTGCGCGCCAACTACTCGACATACGCCACCGACCTCGTGGACCTTGCCGCAGATGCGCGACTGATGGACCCAACAAATACGACGTACTTTGGCGCGGACCAGATCCATCTAAAAAATGCTGGCTATGACGTAGTTGCTGCGCTGGTCAAGGCGGCCTTGTATCCATAACTGGGGGCGATTTAATGGAACAATCGTGGAAAGCGGTACTCAAGGAAGACCTGAAGCGGGACGAAGGCTTGCGCCTAAAAGCGTACAGGTGCTCTGCTGGTGTATGGACTAATGGCTACGGCCACACGGCTGGTGTAAAGCCGGGAGACGTCATTACCCAAGAACAAGCTGACAAGTGGCTGGACGAAGACATGGACCTAGCAACCAAAGACGCGCGTAAAGTGTGCCTGTGCTTTGATACGCTGGACGGTCCACGTAAATCAGTAGTTGCTAATATGTCATTTAACTTGGGCGCTACGCGCCTTGCCGGGTTCAAGAACACGCTGGCTTGCATCTGTGCGGGAGATTACTCCCAAGCAGCCCTGAATATGCTCAAGAGTAAGTGGGCGACTCAGGTAGGTCAACGCGCCAAGCGTCTTGCCAAGCGTATGTCTACCGGGGAGTGGTAACACATGAAGCTGCCTGCCAAGTGGGAGATCACTGTAGCCAGTAAGTACGCGGAGGGCTGCTCAGATGAAGAGGTGTGCAAAGCTCTCAAGATGCCTATGACTGCGTACAAGCGTTTGTACGGTTCCGACCCTAGTTTCCGAGAAGCCGTGGACAACGGGCGTGGCATAGCCAAGGCGTGGTGGCTGGAGATGGGACGTATCAACCTCAACAACAAAGCGTTCAACTACACGGGCTGGTTCCAGAACATGAAGAACCGTTACGGGTGGGCGGACAAGAGCGAGGTGGCAGATACGATCTCCAAGCCTGTTGAATCTCTTAGTGACGAGGATTTGCAGCGGGATGTAGAGGCGCTGCTTTCAAAGATGGCAGGAGCGAAGTAACGCATGGCTGTGACCAAGGAAGAGGTCTACGAACTAAAGCGCAAGGTAGAAGAGCTTGAGCGCAGGCGCTCGCTGTCTGGCATGGCTAAGTGGTTTCCAGACGGCCCGCTGTCTATTGACAAGTACCCAAAGCACAAGCTGTTCTTTGACCTAGGTGACACCAACCGTGAACGGGTGTTCATGGCGGCCAACCGCGCCGGCAAAAGCACTGCCGGTGCGTACGAGGTTGCTTGTCACGCAACAGGCAAGTACCCCTCGTGGTGGAAGGGCAAGCGATTTACAAAGCCACTAGAGATTTGGGTAGCAGGTAAAGACAAAACGACTACCCGAGACACTATCCAAGTCGGTTTGCTCGGCCCACTTGGCGCACCCGGCACGGGCATGATCCCTGCGGATGACATTGTACGTACGTGGTCTATGCAAGGCGTGCCTAACGGGGTAGAGCTTGCACAGGTTCGCCACGTCTCGGGCGGTTATACGACCATCGGCTTCAAGTCTTACGACCGTGGCGTTGAATCGTTCTTCGGTACGGCTCGTGACGTAGTGTGGCTCGACGAAGAGTGCCCGGAGGACGTGTACGGCGAGTGCTTGCTGCGTACCATGACCACTGGCGGCATCATGATTACTACGTTCACCCCGAAGAAAGGGCTGACCCCGCTTGTTCTTAGCCTTAGCCGCAAGTCTAGGTTCGTAGAGAGTGAGCGTTTCATCGAAATGGAAGAGGGTATCGACAACCCTAGCCGTGTTGTTGTCATGGCAGGGTGGGACGACGTGCCTCACCTAGATGCAGAGGCCAAGAAACAGATTCTTGAGGGTACTCCCGCCATGCTGCGGGACGCTGTGGCTAAGGGTATCCCAACTTTTGGCGAAGGTAACGTGTACCCGCTTGGGCGTACCGACATTGAGTGCGATCCGTTCGAGATTCCCAAGCACTACCGTCGTTGGTACGGTATGGATGTGGGCTGGAACTGCACGGCTGCCGTGTTCTTTGCACAAGACCCAGACTCTGGGCAGATTTGGATTACAGATGCGTACAAAGGCGAGCGCTCGGAGCCGATTATCCACGCTGCTGCCATCAAAACCAAGTCCAAGGGCTGGATGGCAGGGGCTGTAGACCCCGGAGCTAGGCAACGCAACCAGCAGGACGGTACCCAGCTAATGCAAATCTACCGCGATCTGGGTTTGCAGATTATCCCGGCTAACAACAACGTCGAATCTGGGGTTGGGGCTGTTTGGGAACTGTTAAGTACCGGGAAGCTCAAAGTGTTCAAGTCGCTACCGTCGTGGTTTGCGGAGTTTATGACGTACATCTATGAGAACGGGCGCATCAAGAAGACTAACGACCACTTGATGGACGCTACCCGCTACGGAATCATGACTAAAGATCGTATTGCTCAAGTCGAGCCCACTACAAAGACCACATCAGGAGCTTCGCATGGAAGACGGTTTGATTTCTAACACGCCTAGCGACGCTATGATGCTCGCAGTGCAAGCCTCTCCAGAAGAGGCGCAAGCTATTCTTGAGGCTATTGCTGCTGAAGCCCTAAAGCTGGAAGCGGAGAAGCAGCAAGCTATGGATCAGTTGGCAGCAGAGATCGAGACTACCCTGCGCCAGCGTATGAGCCAGCGTTCTCAGAAGGAAAACGAGTGGACGCTCTCTCGTGATCTGCACATGGGCTCTTTGGCTACGCCTATCTACCGTCCGGTGTTTCCGGAGCCGGGAGCGGACAGCGCCTCTCAGCGTGGGCGTAAGAAGATTCGGCTGAATATCATCAAGCCCAAGGTAAAGACCGCTGTATCTCAATTGATTAGCGCACAGTTTGGTGGAGGTGAGAAAAACTGGAATCTGCTTCCAGACAAAGTGCCGAAGATTGACACTAACGTCGATCCGTCTATTGCTGTCAAGCAGATGGAAGATGTTATTGAGGATCAGCTTGAAGCTACGGACTACATGCGCGAGTGCAAGCTTGCTATGTACGACATGGCCATTCTTGGTACGGGTATCCTGAAGGGTCCAATCAACTCGGGCAAGCTGAAGAAGATTTGGCGGCAAGAGTTGACGCTTGACGAGATGGGCAACCAGAAGGTTGTGCGTATCCCGGAGCTTACGCCCGAATACATTCCGTGTGTCAAGCGCGTCGATCCGTGGATGTTCTATCCGGACATGACAGTCAAGGATATCGCGTCAGCAGAGGACGCTATCGAGATTCACCCGATGAGCAAGCGCGATCTTCTTCGTTTGCAGAAGCATCCCGCGTACTTCCCCGAAGTTATCCAAGAGATTCTGGTAGAGAACAAGAAGGACTTCGTTGCCCAGTCCCAGATTCCCCCGTACTCGTTCATGAACTCCGATCTGTTCAAGGACAAGTGGCTGGTAATCGAGCGCCACGGGCGAGTTGATCGCGATTGTCTGTGCAAGATGGGTGTAGACCTTCCGCCAGATTCGGACGAGTTTGAATCGTTCTGGGCAGAGGTCTGGGTTTGCTCGGGCAAGATCATCCGCATGGAGTTGAGTAATCTTGAGACTACTGACTCCGTTCCGTACGCTGTTGATGTGTGGGAAGATGACCCCTCGTGCATCTTTGGCTTTGGTCTGCCACTTCTTAACGAAGATCAGCAGCGTGTTGCTGAAGGGATGTGGGATGTAATCGTCGAGAACGCCAAGATCAGTTCGGGTCCGCAGGTTGTCATCGACAAGAGCCTGATTGAACCGAACCGTGACGGACGGTATGACATCGAGCCGTGGAACGTCTTCCTGACCAAGCAGTTTGGGGTTGACGCTCGCCAAGCTATCCAGTTCCACGAGGTGCCTAACCGGCAGCAGGAGCTTTCTAACGTCCTAGAGATGGCTAAGGGCTTTGCTGACGAGGAGGCTGCTATTCCCCTACTGGCTGGAGGTATGGATGCGCCACAACTCTCCTCGGGCGCTACAGGGCTGGCCCTTGTTGCCAAGGCTTCTACGTCTGTGTTGCACGAAAAGGCGCAGCAGTGGGACGACAACGTAACGTCCAAGGTCATTGAGTGGATGTACGACTGGAATATGCAGTACAACGAGGACGAGACGATCAAGGGCAGCTACGAAGTGGACGTGCGTACCACTACCAGCTTCCTGCGGCAGCACATGGAGATCATCAATCTCGAAAAGTTGATTGCCCAAAGCTCGCAGAATCCCGAGCTTCAGAAGGTCGTGAAACTGGACGAAGCTGCCAAGGCTTTGTTGACCAACATGCAGCTTCCTAGCAATAAGCTCGTCCGCAACGCGGAAGAAGTCAAGCAGTACATGGAGCAACAGCAGCAACAGCAGCAGAACCAGCCGCCTGATCCTAACGTGCTTAAAGCCCAAGCCGAAATGGCCCGCATTGAGGTGGAGAAGGAGAAGCTGGCCCTTGAGCGAGAGCGTCTTCAGTTCCAGCGAGAGCAGGCGTATCACCAAGCCCAGATGCAATACGCTGCCAAGCAAGAGGCTAACGATGCCCGTGTGCTGGAAGCCCAGTCTGGTCTGGTCAGGGAGCAGCTTAAGCGCGACACTGCTCTTATTCAAGCGGGCGGTAGGCAAGAGGTGGAG